CACTGAAGGTGTCCGCAACGTTGCTGTTGGTAACGACGCATTGGTTTTTAACACTGCTGGTAATCGCAACATTGCAATTGGCGCTACTACAATGCAAAATAACACAACAGGCAGTGATAACGTAGCAGTCGGTTTTAACGCATTACAAGCTAACACAACCGGTACCAATAACGTAGCAATAGGTTATTATGCTTTGAAAGCAAACACTACTGGTATTCAAAACGTAGCTGTTGGTTATAATTCTTTGAAATTAGCAACTGGAATTGGTTATAACACTGCTGTTGGTGGCAACTCTATGCAGAATGCTACTACTGGCGGATATTTTAATTATGGTTTAAACGTTGCTGTTGGTCAAGCGTCAATGCAAGCTGTTACTACTGGTTATTTTAATACTGCTGTTGGTGTAGGTTCATTAGCTACAGCAACAACTGCTAACAGTAACGTTGCTATAGGCTTTTATGCTTTGAAGGTAAGCACAGCTAGCTCTCTTATTGCAATTGGCACAAACGCATTATTAGCTAATACTACTGGTGCGCAAAACATTGCAATTGGAACCAGTGCATTAGCTGCAAACACTATTGGTACTGGCAACGTAGGCATTGGTCTTAATGCTTTAAAGGCTACTACAACTGGCATTAATAATACTGCCGTTGGTACTAGTGCTTTAGCCGCTAACGTAACAGGTTCTAAAAACGTTGCTCTTGGCGGGGGTGCTTTACCCGTTAGCACGGTTGATGGACTTATAGCTATTGGTAGTGGCGCATTAAATAAAAACACTACTGGCACGGCCAACTTAGCTATTGGTGACAGCGCATTATTAGCTAATACTACTGGTACTCTAAACATTGCTATAGGTACTCAATCATTGTATTCCGCTGTTACAGCATCTGGTAATCTTGCAATTGGTTATAGTGCTTTATTTGCCAACACTACTGGTCAGAATAATATTGCTATTGGTAATAATACTTTAATAGCTAACACTGGTGGACAACAAAACCTTGCTATTGGCAGTGGGGCTATGCAGAACAATACAACAGGTGATGGAAATATTGCAATCGGTTATTCTGCATTACAAGCTAACACTACTGGATATCAAAACACTGCTATTGGTGCCGGCGCAGGTACCGCAATAACTACTGGTCATGAAAACACTGCTATAGGTTCTAGTGCATTAACAACATCTATAACTGATAATTATAACACTGCTATTGGTACTAACACTTTGCGTTACACTATTGGTGGTGGCGGCAATACTGCGGTGGGTGCTGCTGCACTGCAAGCCAACGTAACAGGTGGTAGTAACACTGCAATTGGTATTGGCGTGTTACAAGTCGCTACAGCATCTGATAACACTGCAGTTGGCTCTGCTGCTGGTGGTGCTATTACAACCGGTAGCCAAAACACAATGCTTGGACACAATGCTGGTAGCGCATTAACAACAGGTACTAATAATACTATTATTGGAGATGCTGCAGCCGCATCTTCTGTATCAGTATCTAATGAGATAACATTAGGTAACTCTTCAATTACAAAATTTAGAATTCCTGGTCTTAGTTTTGATATTGATACAAATCGCGCATCAATAACAGGTTATGCTAAAGTTTCTGAATACTATGCATCAACTGCACCAGTAGTAAAAACTGTAGACTTTACTTTAGCCGATACAGAAAACTGGATTGTTAATGATAAAACAGGTACAGACTGTGTAGTTACTTTGCCATCTGGCACAGAATACATTGGACGCTCAGTAACATTCATCACACACCAAGCAAAGAAAATTGTTTCAGCATCAAGCAATGTTATTGGCCACACAGGCGGCGCAGCACAAACAGACATTTGTAAAGCTGTTGCAGGAACTTTCGCCACTTGCGTGTATAATGGTACCAACTGGTATATAATGGCAACAAACGCATAATCAACGAAAGAGAAATAATATGTTTGAATTTTTAAACCCAACACCAGAAGAACAACTTGCGCGAGATATAAAAGGTTTGCAAGATTCTGTTGATGTTATCAATGAACTCATTACTATAGAGCTAGATGCACAACAGGCATCTTTCTTAAGAGCAAACATTGACCACATTAATATCATGCTTGATAAAGAACATCTTAAAGAAGATACCTCAGATAAATCAGTTTTTACTGCAGCAGTTGCAGCAGGAGAAGCTAAGTTAGCTTAATATTAAATTACGAAGGACGTAATATGAAACAATTCTTTTTCCTCTCGGGCATGCAACGCTCTGGAGCAACAGTGCTTAGTGCAATCTTAAATCAGAATCCAGATGTGTGGGTTTCGCCGGCAAGTCCATTATTTAGAATGATGCTTACGCAAACACAAAGTCACAATGAATTAGAGAATATAGATTATAATAGAGGCGTTGCAATAGATGACACCATTGCAACCATTCCACACGCGTTTTACCAAGACAAGTCAGCTAAATACATTATTGATAAGAATCTTAATTGGCCAAACCCGCTAGGTGTAGAACTAATTAATAGATATATAACAAAAGATATTAAAATAATATGTCCAGTAAGAAATGTTTTAGATGTTATAGTTTCATTTGACACAATCGTTAATGCTCATCCCGATTCTAAAAATAACCAAATGGATGAACAAGTGTTAGCTTCAACTTTTGGCAATTTACCATTAGCAGACAGAAGAGCAGATTTCTTAATGCGTCATGATAAAGATATAGCTTTAAGTTTAAATTTTATGAAGCATGCTTTAATTCCAGAGTATCGTCACATATTTCACTTTGTTGATTATGATGATTTAATAAACAACCCAAAGCAGGAGATTAATAAAATATATGACTTCTTGGCAATTCCGCAATACAATCACAAATTTGATAACATTGAAGACCGCTCAGGCATCTCCGAAGACAGTCTTACAGGCATTAAGAACTTACACAAAATCAGACCAAAGTTACAAAAAAAATCTAGAAAACCAAAAGACGTGCTCTTGCCAGAAACAATAAAACGTTATTCTAATCTTGAGTTTTGGAAACAATGGAATTAAATAGCTTAGTTGAGGAATGGCATTTTCGCAAATGTCGTGGACCAGAGAATGCAACAACAGAACAATTGGTTGAAGCATTTGATTTTTTCTGTGCCAATTATGTTTATATTAAACATCCAAACAAAGGCCGCATACAATTAAATTTAAGACCAGCACAAAAAGAAGCAGTACAAGCATGGGTAGAAAACAGATATTCAATAGTATTAAAGTCACGTCAGATAGGATTCTCCACTCTGGCAGCGGCGTACTCTTTCTGGTTATGTTTCTTTGCACCAGACCGTTTCATCGTTATGTTGTCAAAGACCGAAAGAGAAGCCGCAAAACTATTATCTAAAGCTAAATATATTTATAAGTTCTTACCAGACTGGTTAAGATTATCAGGCCCGGAACTAATACAAAACAATGTTCTTAAGATGACATTTAATAATGATTCAGTAATTGAGTCAATGCCATCTGCTAACGAGCCTGCTAGAGGTGAATCAGTATACTTAGCTATAATCGACGAGATGGCCTTCTTGCCTAACCCTGAAGAAGCCTGGGCATCAATAGAGCCAATTGCAGACGTAGGTGGTAGAGTCATCTGTCTGTCTACTGCCAAGGGTGAAGGTAATATATTCTTCCAACTGTGGCAAGGGTCACAGAACAACACAAACAGATTTAAAGGCATATTCTTTCCATGGTCAGCCAATGGTGACAGAAACCAAGCTTGGTATGATGCACAAGCCGCAGAACTACCACCATGGCAATTACATCAGGAGTATCCTTCTAACCCAGAAGAAGCCTTTATCCGTTCCGGTAGACCAGTCTTTGACCTTGATTGTTTAAATAGATTTTTAATAAGTTTTCCTAAAAAAGGTTATAATAAAAAATTGTCAGACATGAGGAACTCATACATGTTTGACCCAGATGGTGGACCATTATCTGTATGGCAGGTTCCACAAGCCGGCGCTAGATATGTGGTTGGAGCTGACGTTGCTGAAGGTCTAGCTAGAGGTGACTATTCGTCAGCCCATGTTATTGATGCCAAGTCAGGTGTAGTCGTAGCCCACTGGCACGGGCACGTAGACCCAGACAAGTTCGGAGAAGATGTTCTTTATGCTCTTGGATTCTTTTATAATGAAGCTTTAATAGGAGTAGAATCTAATAACCACGGTTTAACAACTTTAACTGCTTTAAACAAATCTAAATATACTAACCTTTATAGACAACGTAGATTAAACCAAAGACATTC